AGTTTGATAATAAACCCAGCCCTCATCTACGCCAAATGTGATGGTGGCATTAGATCCTACATAAACATTGGTATAAAGAGTATTTCCCATTAGTAAATTAAATGGAAGATTCATTCTTATTCCAGCATCATCTACTCCAGCCAAGACGTTTGTGGTCGTTCCAATAGTGGCTTGTAAATTATTTACTGCTGTCTGAGCATTGTCGATAGCAATGTTTGCTTGAGTTAATTCTGTTTGAGCCGTTGATTGTGCTGCCACCGCAACCGTCCTTGCGGCTACCACTTCAGACACTGCTGTCTGAGCTGTTGAAGTATCAATATTATTTATTGCAGTTTGTGCTGTAGATACAGTATCTTTAGCATCTTGAACTACCTGTGAACTTTGATCTACTGGAGTAACAGTTAAATCTATTGCACTAATATTAGAAGTTGCTGTATCAACTGCTGCAACACTTGCTTGTGCCACGCTAACTAGTTGATTAATTTCAGATACTGAGCTTGAAGCTTCGACTCTCTCTGCTTGAGCAACAGCAATAGCGGCAGTTGCTGTATCAGTTGATGCTATGGCTTGTTGAACTTCTACCGTAGCAGTTGCCAGTGTTTCGTTGACTGCTTGTTGAGCAGGGCTTACAACTACTTGTTCTGAAGGCGCTGGAGGCTCTTCTGCATAAGAAGCTGTTGGTCCAAAAATAAAAAGCCAGCCTGCGACAAATAGGCTGGTTAGTAGGTATTTTGCCCTTCTAGTCAATTAGGTTTCTCCTAAGTAAAACAATACTTTTGTTTACTTAAGAATTATAACACAATGATCTTATTAAATTAAACTAGTTAACTACTTTGGATTATCTGTTTTGTAAAAGCCACTGCCTTTAAACTGAATACCAAATCCTCCGTAATGTCTTTGTAATCTCTTACCACATTCATTACATAAGTATATTGGCTCTACAGAAGTTATTGATCTTTCTTTAGGGACTATGCTATCTGGTGAACACTCACACTTGTACTCGTAAATAGGCATTACTTACCGCTCTTTTTTCTCTTTTCTGCTAAGGCTGCAAAATCTTTGACCTTAGTTTCTCCCATGTATCCCCACGCATAACCATCTTCAATCATCTGCTCATTAACTGACTTTGTATTGCCATCTAGATAAACCCATCCAAGTATTCTTCCATACTTTTCTGAACTATCTGGTTTTTCTGTTTTTACTACAACATCTTTGGCATCTTTAAATTTAGACTTTAGATAATCCTTAGACTCAATTCCAAGACTTTTCTCAAACTTATCTGTTGTTCTAGATTCTGGCGTATCTATGCCAGCCAGTCTAAGTCTTTGTGAATAAGAGATGCTGAATCCTAAATCAATATCAACATCAATAGTATCTCCGTCCACTATCTTTGTTACCTGCTTAACTCTGTATTCAAACATAACTCTCCTTAAAATTTAATGAGCAGTTTCGGGACATGCTCAGGTCCATCCTTCGGGTAGCGACCCGAATAGTCTGCGACTCCCCAGTGACGGGGTGCAGATCTTTATTATACTATTTATTTGACCTTAATAGTCTTAGGCTTTTTCTCTTCTGGTAGAATGCGTACAATATCAATTTTAAGCATTCCATCCTTTAGTTCCGCAGCCTTTACTTCCATATACTCACCAAGAGCCCACTCACGAGTAAACTTACGGGCAGCAATTCCACGGTGGATAAACTTCGAATCGTTATCCTCTGTGCTTAATTCTCCCTTTACAGTAAGCTTGCCGTCTGCTGTTGATACATCAATATCTGTCTTACCAAATCCAGCGACTGCCAGTTCGACAACAAAGTTGTCTTCGTCTACCTTGATTACATTATATGGTGGATAGTTAGTTGCACTAGATACATTTTGAACATGATTCCATGTGTCTAGAGCCCTATCAAATCCAATAAAAAATGGGTCCTTGAAAAGGTCCCATGCGAAATGTGTTGTTACCATTTTATTCCTCCTTCAAGCGAATAAGTTAATTTGTGTGGGCCCCTTACGGCGACCCACATATATTATATCAAATTGTATTTAGAATTACAAAATTCGTTTTTGTTCTTTAGCCTTTTCCTCATTTGCTGTTGCCGCATATAGGGCTCTTTGATGAGCCGAAGCTCTAGTTTTTGATGGATGACAACCCTTCAGCTCACCTTTGTCATTTACTACAGCCCACCCTTTGCAGCCAGCAACATTTTGTTTTATATTATATGGCATAATTTATCTCCTAATCGTTTGGAATATCCCTATTGAAATCCATTTCAACAAGGCCCTTCTCTTTTGCCACCCTATGTCCTTCTTCTGTAAGATGAAGTGTGGCTTCTAAATTTTCATTATACTCTAACTCAACTAAGCCTTGCTCATATAATTCCATCAATGATCTATCTACGTACTCTATGTGAGACTGCCATAGCTCTGGGGCTATCTCTTTAGCAAGTTCGGTTATGCTATAGATCATTTCCCCATTTTCATCCATGCCCTCAAGACTTACGGCACCGACTTCTAAATAATAAGCTAGCTTTTCATCGCTTTCATCTGGCTCTTGCATGTTTCTCCTTTGTGCAACAGGTAGGACTTGAACCTACGATAGCCGAATTATGAGTTCGGGGCCTTAACCAACTTGGCTACTGTTGCCAAGTTCTTATTGTAACGTGCCGTCTTCATTTTTGTCAATGGTTGTCTCAACTATTTGCTGTACATATTCAGAAAAATGTTTTCTAATATTTCCAGCTGGTCTAGAGCCCAGAGATTTCCATAATCTTTTATATTCTATTACATTTGCAAAGCTTGTGGGACATAACATTATGCCACCATACTCTTTTAGCGTTGTAGGAAGTGGAACATGTTTTCCGCAACATTTACATTCTTTAGCTTTTTCTTGATATATACTCATACGATTTCCATTCCCTTTAGTACATCTGATAAGTTCTGTGGCATTCTTGGTGGCCTTATCATATTTGTTGATATAGTGTCCTCTTCTTCTCTATCCCATTTTAAAGAATCATAAGTATGTATATCTATTGTTTCATTATTTTGTGGTCTACTTCTGCTTATAGCATTATAAACAGAACCACAAACTGCGTCCGCCAAGTCTTTAGACCCTTTTCTTGGGTGATCAACCCTATCCCTCATAATTTTTAATTGCAATAATTCATCTATCAACAATTTAATTGCTGGACCACTTAGTCTATCTTCTGCTACCACCATTGCCATATCATCGTAATGCTTTTTAGCAACAGACAAAGTCTCTGTATTAATTCCGTACTGTTTAAGCTGCTGCATCATATCATGTGAGTTCCATCTGTCAAAAGTACACACACGTATCTTAAATCCTTTTGTTCTTAATGAAAGAATATAATCTTTAACTTCTGTAAAGTCCACAGACTTGTCTGGAGTAGGAGTCCAATACCTAACTGCATCTACTTCTACAATTGGTGCTGGCTGAGAGTAGGTATCAGTAACTTTTACATTTACCCACTTTTGTACATGAGACATTGCAACCGCACAGTGGTCATGTTTTTGTGCAAGGTCTACGTGAATAAAATATTCTTTATCTGGGTCTGGTGCGAACCAGTCTTCAAATCTTCCAAAATTATCTACGGCCAATGCCATATTACTAAAAGCTTTTTCTATCTTCTCTCTTGATTTAAAGAATGCATCAATTGCTTCAGACGGCATGCATGCAAATCTGCCTAGAGCATCTGGAGCATTTTTATAAAATGCTACCTTAAAGTCATCAATTTTTCTTGTAGGATTAATTTCCCATGTTGGTCTTCTTAGTGCATACATTCTAGGATACTTGTATGAAACTATATGATCTTCTTCCCACTCTATATCAAATTCGTTTCCCTCTGTTCCGTCTGGAAGATTTTCGTCTAATTTAAAATGGTGTGTTCTAGTAATAACTTCTTTTTCTGCAACCACATCGTCATATCTTTGTTGTATATAATCATTCTTATATCTAGGAAATGAGAGCAGGATAACCTTGCCATAATCTGGAAAACGAGAGTCTACTGAGGCACGGTACATTTCATATATAAGACTTCCAGTCTTTGCCTGCTCATGACCAGTTGTATTCTCTACGCTAAATCCAGAAATTTCATCAAGGATAACAACGATTACGTTGTAGCCTTCCCATGCTTCACGCTCT